GATGAAATTCCAAAAGATTTCAACGATTTCTTAATCTCTTATGTAGCAGGTAAAGTAGCACAAGCTACTGAAATCTCTATTTGGAGAGGTAACTCAGCAACTAATGGTGAATTCGGAGGTTTATACTCTGCATTATCATCTTCAGTAGTAGCTGGTGGTACAAACGCTCCTGTAACATCATCTGTTTCAGGTTCTATCACTTCTGCAAACGTATTGACAGCATTGAACGCATTAGTAGATGCAATTCCTGCTGAAGTATATGGTAAAGAAGATGTATTGATTTATGTACCAACTAACGTTGTAAAGGCTTACCAACAAGCATTAGCTGGTGGTACTGCAGGTGCAAATGGTTGGAACAATCAAATGAACGTAGGTGAGAAGCCATTGAACTTCAATGGTATTGAATTAGCATTCTGTCCAGGTCTTGGTTCTTCAGCTATGGTAGCAGCTCAAAAATCTAACTTGTTCTTCGGAACTGGTTTATTGAGTGACCATAACGAAGTAAGAGTATTGGATATGGCTAACTTAGATGGTTCTCAAAACTACAGAATCATTATGAGATATACAGCTGGTACTCAATATGGTATCGGTTCTGACATCGCTATCCATAAGAACTATTAATATATTGAATGAATAATGAGAGGGTGAAATTCCCTCTCTCATTCAAATATGTTAAAACAAAAAAAATTAACTTAAAAAACTAAAAAACTATGGCTTGTAATTTATCAGCAGGTAGACTTGAACCTTGTAAAGATTCAGTTGGTGGTATAGCAGCAGTTTATTTCTGCAACTATACAGGTTCTTTTGGTGCATCAACTCAAGGAGATTCTGATGCTCTTATTGAATCACTTCCTTCTGGATTAACTGTGTATGAGTATGACCTTAAAGGAAATTCTAGCTATACTGAAACTGTAAACTCATCTAGAGATAATGGTACAACTTTCTTCTCTCAAGAATTAGTTCTTAACTTGAAGAAATTAACCAACGAAATGACAACTCAGTTAAAGTTGATGGCTTATGGTAGACCTCAAATCTTCGTTCACACAATGGCGGGTGATACCCTATTGGTAGGACAAAGAGAAGGTGCAGATGTAACAGGTGGTACTATTCAGACTGGTGCAGCATTGGGTGACCTTTATGGTTATTCAATTACTTTCACTGGACAAGAACAATTCCCAGCTCCATTCATCTCTGGTTCTACATATGGTAGCCCATTTGGAGTAGTAACAAACCCTCCAACTATCGTAAAAGGAAGCTAATCTATTCAGTATAGAAGAAAAATAATTAAGGGTGGCTATAAAGTCACCCTTTTTTTATTTTATCACTATTTGTAATATCAAAATTGTTAAATAATAAACCAAAAGACAAGATAAATACAACATGCTGACATTCTATTCATCAGGAAGTAACCTTTGGACATTCAGAGTACAACCAACAGGCAGTTCAAATCTTACTTTGTATTTGCAGGATATGACAACTCAACAAAACTATTCAGCTTCGTTGAGTAATTATACCTATGACCCGTATGAGAGTAAACTACAATTTACAGCTTCTCAAGTATCAACTTTTGTAAGTGCTAGTGTAGGAACTCAATACAGAGCGTACATTTCAGATACAACCTGCTCAATATGGCATGGTGCAGTAGCAGTATTTACTTCTCAATCAATTAATAAATCATCTTATGTAAATCAAATTCCATTGGAAGATGTTTATGTAAGTAATGTGACAGATAATGAATATATAATTTTAGACTAATATGAAATTAAATCAAAACTTCTCAGTTGTAAATTTTGCACAACAAGAAATTCCAGTTATTACCGAAGATACTAAAACACGTTATCAATGGGTACCTGTTGGTATCATTGGACCTGATGATTTCTTTCAGAATGTAACTGATGCATATAATAACTCTACAACTAATGCCGCGTGTATTGAAGGGATTGCTGACCTAATCTATGGTAAAGGTATCTATACTGAAAACGCTGAGTTTGAAGAAACATTGGGTAAAATACTTCCACAAGAGGAATTAAAGAGAGCAATCTTTGACCTAAAATTATATGGTAATGCTGCATTGCAAGTATATTGGGATGATGCACATACTAAAATTATCAAAATATATCATTCACCTGTACAAAACTTCAGAGCAGAAAAACTATACGATGAACCGAAAATCCAAAACTTCTATTATTGCACAGATTGGAGTGACCATAAAGCCCAAAGATATAAGAAAAAAATACCTGCGTTTGGTACTTCAACAAATAAAACGGAAATCTTATGGATTAAGAATTATTCACCAGGCAAATACTATTACTCACTGCCTGATTGGATTCCTGCTTTACAATTCTCTTTTGTAGAAGCTGAATTATCTAACTTACACTTAAACAATATTGAGAATGGTTTCTTACCAGTTGTAATGTTGAATATGAATAATGGTATTCCAGCACCTGAAGAAAGAGATACAATTGAGGACTTAATTGAAGCTAAATTTACAGGCACTAGAAATGCCGGCCGTTTCATCGTAACATTCAATGATGATCCTGAAAGAAAACCAACTATTGATACAATTCAAACTGATAATCTGCATGATAAAACAAAATATGTTGCAGAATATGCACAAGACCGAATCTTAGTTGCACATAGAATTACTTCTCCATTATTGTTTGGTATTAGAACTGTATCTAATGGATTTAGTTCACAATCAGAGGAAATGAAAACAGCATACTCTATCTTACAAACAATGACAATCACTCCATTCCAAAACTTAGTGATTAACTTCTTAGCTGAAGCATTTGATAAAGGTGGATATCCTGATTCACAATTGTATTTTGAACAATTAACACCATTGGTAATTCTTTCACAAACAGCAGAAGAAACAGGACAAACAACTGAGCAGGTGCAAGAACAAATCAATGAAGATGCACAAAACCCTGCGGAGATTGAAGAAAATCCATCAGCAATTGATGAGAATATATCTACCGAAACATTAAGTGATTTTAGTAGAAGTAATCCTAACTTTTCAAAAAACTTTGTAACCTATAAACTATAAACCAATTATGGCATACGCTTTATTCATAACAAGAAACGATATAATCAAAAATACTCCACTTCAAGGTTCAATTGATGCGGATAGATTATTGAATTTTGTAAGAACTGCACAAGACAAATACTTACTAAACCTTTTAGGTACTGTATTGTTTGATTACTTACAAGCACAAATAATTGCGGGTACATTCTCACAAAGAAATGAATACTACCAAGACCTAATGAATGACCATATCAAACCAACTCTAATTTGGTACGCTGTGGTTGAATATCTCCCTTTTAGTGGAGTGCAATTCAAAAGTGAAGGTGCAGTGAAGCATGAAACAGAAACCGCAAAATCGGTAAGCAAAAACGAAGTAGATTATCTTCTTCAAAAAGCAATGAATAACGCAGATTACTACGCAACTCGTCTACAAAACTATTTGATTTCTTATTCTAATCAAATACCACAGTACTATGAATCAGTTGGTAATCAAACACAAATCTACCCTGATATGGGTAATGCTTATTTTGGTGGAATAAATCTATAATAGAATGGGAGTACAAATAGTAAACAATATTGGAACGAATTATGTTCTTTATTACAATGTTTTAAATTATTGGAAAACAATAATGACAAATCATCCAAGTATCCAAAGAGTTACTTATGGTGATAATTGGGCTATTGATGAAGATGAATTTCCACAATATCCTTTGGGTAATATCTTCATTTCTAACGCCAGATTTGGTGATAAAGTGGTGAATTATACGATTCAATTAACTATTGCCGATAAAGTGAAGTTAAAAAATAACGAAAGTGTTGGTAGTTCTAATGAGCAAGATATTCCTTTCTTTGGAACTGATGATACGGTTGATATTCATGCAAATACTTTATCAATATTAAATGACCTTCTTTCATATACCGATTTTGGTGTAAACGCATTTGAATTTACGAATGACCCATCTGCAGTACCATTTAAGAATGATTTTCCAAATGCATTAGCAGGTTGGGTTTGTACATTTGATTTAGAAGTATTTAATCAGCAAGATATTTGTGTTGCTCCTAATTTATTACCAACAGGTTCATTAAGTAAGGGCGTACAAATTGATTGCTAATGGCTAAAATACCTACATTACAAGATGTTGCCAATGTTTACAAAACACAGGCACAATTATTAGCTCCAGTTAAGACTGGAAGAATGAGAGATAGTATTAAAGTTTCCTATAAAAAATTAGGAGATTTTAAATATTCTTTTGATTTAACTGCAGTACCATATATCATTTGGTGGAATGCTCCTACAATTAGTAGAACTGTCAAAAATGCTAGGACAGGTAACGCAAATAAAATAAACTTTGTATATAAAGCAGCTAACGCTCAACCTGTAAAAGATATAATAAATCAATATACAGTGAAAGGATTAATTGAAACTGAAGTACTTAAAGGAATGCAAGAGTATTTAGATAAAGGTGGATATGGTAAAGTAAAGCAAGTTTATCGTAGAAAATAGTAATCCGATAAATACTAAGTAACTTTTGTTAAAATATAAAACATTTAATAATGTCATTAAGCATAACTCAAACACCCGCTACCTGTTCTTTGGTTCAATCTCCTACAATTTTTACATTGTATGAGACTGGGGATGTTGTATTATCATCATCTTTTCAATATTATTTAGACCTTTATTATTGGACAGGAACACCAAACCAATCTGGTTCAGTAGCACAATATACTATGGTAAAATATCCAAATGCAAGTAGAGTGGGTATTTTTGATGTAGGTAGAATTCTAAATTCTTCTTTATCAGGTTCAGCAGAAGGAACACCTTCAAATATTAAATATTTTTCTATTGATGGATATTGGAGATACCTATCTGGCTCAAATAGTATTCCAACAACTGGCTCACATGTAGTATCAGATGTATATAAAGCAGTAGATGGATACGCAATATTTGATGAACCTATTGGACAACAAATAGTATCTAAATCAGAATTTTGGCCATTGATGACAGATGGACCTGTTTCTCAATCAGCATTAGCTGAAGATATTGGATTTGGTTCGGTATATGTTGGAACAACGGGTGCAACTCAACCAAACCGATTAGTTTATTCTGGCTCTTTAGGTAATGGTACATTCACATTAAGTGGAAGTATTTCATCATCTCAACAAGTTCAGTACTACCCTCTAGCACCTCA